AGCCGCCGTATCCGGTATCCCAGATATTTCCTACGAGAACGTCTCTTACGACCGCACTAACGGTACTTCTTATGTAGAGACGTTCTTTGTCCCACAGTCCCGTAGACCCGCTGTACGGGGCTTAAATCCTCAGCAGAGGTATGGTGGAGTATTCACCGTAGTCTGTTATGCACCAGAGGGTAACGGCCCCGGTGCAGCAGATGAAATTGCGGACAAGGTACTAGAAGCCTTTGAAGCAACCACAGATGTCTCCTACACCAACGGTGATGATGAGACTTTTGTTGTGTCTATCGACTATGCCGAACGAGAAGGTGGCGGGTTAGACACTCCGTTCTATTATGTCCCGGTAAACATCGGGTTCTATATTTATAACTAAGGAGGAAGCAAATGGCTTTCGCACAAGGTTCTCGTTCACAGCTTGCTCTCGGCGCTCAAAGTGTTTTTGGCACAGCAGTTACAGTAGACACCAATCTCCCCTTCAACAGTCACTCTCTGAACCTGTCTAAGGACCGTGTACAGGGTAATGAAATTCAGCCAGACCGCATGGACCGAGTTGACCGTCACGGTAACAAGACGGTAGCTGGTGACATTTCTGTAGACCTTCGTAATAGCACCTACGACTCTCTGATCCAGTCTGCTCTGATGACCAGTGACGCACTGTCAGGTGGCGCTAGTATCGGCACTACGCCTTCTTACTTCACTATTGAAGACCAGTTCAAGGACATTGACAAAGCTCGTAAGTTTACGGGCATGACTGTTTCTACTATGGGGGTGTCTATTGCACCTAACCAGATGGTAACAACTACCTTTGGTATGGTAGGCAAAGACATGTCTCTTGAGACTGCTGCTACTGCCGTAGCTGTTGACGACTCAGAGCCAGTGCCTTATGATTCCTACAGTGGTACTATCTCTGTTGGTGGCTCTGCCGTTTCTATTGTAACCAGTCTTGACTTTACCTTGACAAACTCCTTTGCTCCTACTTTTGTAGTAGGCAGTGACTCTGCTCCACAGCTTGAGTTTGGTAAGGCAGTTCTGGAAGGCACTCTGACCGCCTACGTCGAGGACTTGACCACACTTGAGAACTTGTTTGTTAGCGAAGTAGAAAGCTCTATTTCTGCACAGGTTGGTGACGGTACTAACACCATGACGTTCCTTATCCCACGGGTTAAGTTTAACTCTGGTGACATTCCGGTAGACGGCCCCAACTCCCGTATCATTAACCTTTCCTTCGTGGGTCTCTACGAGAGCGCAGTCAACGACACTCTCTTTAAGATCACTACGGCATAAGAATCCCTTGGCCGAGGGGAGAGAGGTGAGCTTGTCGGGTGGCTCCCTCTCTCATTCATTTTCCCACCTGACCCCATAAAGGAACCCGACTATGGACTTGAAGAACCTTACCCCGACTTCCGACACAATCGAAGTTATTCTGGTACATCCAAACACTCTTGAGCCTCTGATGAACGAAGGCAACAAGAAGAGTGAAATGAGTATTACTCTTTATGCACCACACTCTCCCGAGTACAAGAAGCTGGTGCATGAGCAGACCGACAAGCGACTAGCTCAGATGCAGAAGAGCAAGAAAGTGCAAATCTCTGCTGCTGACTTGGAGAAGTCGTCTATCGACATTCTAGCTAAGGCTACAAAAGAGTGGGACATCACTTACGATGGTGAAAGCCCTAAGCTGTCAGTAGCTAAAGCTAAGGAAATCTACTCAGAGTATTTCTGGATTAAAGACCAGCTTGAAGAGGCGATTAACGACACTCTGGATTTTACGCAAGCCTAATTGACGAGTTGGTCGAGTATGCTGAATGGAGCTTCGACCTATCCAAGAGTCAAGATGGCGCAACAAAACTAGAACACTTAGAGCAAGTAGAAAGGCAGACAGGACGTACTCCAAAGGAATTAGAAGGCCCCGACTTCCCTATTTCCCTAGAGTATCTCTGGTCTGCCTTTTTCTCTTTATCGTCTGCAAGGACATCAGGCTTCAGTGGCCCTAACCCGATAACATACCAAGAAATTAAAGCATGGAAGGAACTAACTCAGACGCCCCTATCTGCCAGAGACGTAGAAGCAGTGAAGCGGCTTGACTTAGTTTACATGAGGGTTATGAATGTCTGACCTAATAGCAATTACAGTTGACTCGTCTGATGTAGTTAAGGCTACTCAGTACACCAACGAGTTGACTGCTGCCAATGACAGGCTAGAAAATGAACTAAAGCCCCTTCTTGCAAAAGAGAAGGAGTTCCAACGGGCGATAAGGCAAGTCAACGAGGCGATGCGCCTTAATGTAATCACCAACAAACAAGCTATCGCACAAGTTGCAGCCTTGGGCAAGCAGTACGGCTATACTCAGCAACAGATTGACCGTGCTACAGCCTCTATGACTGGTATTCGTAAGAACACCAACCGCATGAATGCTACCATCCAGAATGCTGGTTATCAGTTTGGTGACTTCTTTGTTCAAATGCAGTCTGGTCAGAACATTCTCGTAGCTTTCTCACAGCAGGGTGCGCAGTTAGCTGGTCTCCTTCCGGGCCTTGCTGGTGCTGTAACTGGTGTAGGCTTGGTTGTTGGCTCTATGCTTGTAAGAGCTTTGTTAGATGGCAGTGGTGCCATGAAGAGTCTAAAGGAGTCTATGGAAGAGGCTGGGGAGGCTCTCTCCGCTTTTAGAGCTCGTTTTACAGAACTCTCGGATGGCTTTAGGTCAGAGCTTGGTCCAGAGATTGTGCGGTTCACAGAGGTGGTAATGGAAAAACGCCTAAAAGAGTCTGTAGATGCTGTGAACGAGAGTATTGAAGGCATGACGGGGCGATTCTCTAATTTAACAAGGGAGCTTAACAAGGCAGCTTTTGCTTATGACCCCAAAGGTCTTGAGACCAGCTTTCGCAGCGTAAAGGAGGCTGTCAAATCTGTTTCTAATGTTGACCCCACCAATGCCGAGCAGCTTCGCACTGCTATTGGAACTATAACTAAAATCATTAGTGGTGAACTTGCTCCCGGCCTTAAGTTATCTAGTAAGCTTATGGAGACTCTTGAGGAGTTAGGTAATGAATATACTCAGACCTTAAAGACTATTACCCCAGAGCAAGAAGAGATTACAGACGAGCTTGAGGCGCAAAAGGCTCACCTAGAGGCTATCCTTAAGCTCGAACAGGCCAGAGACCGTCTTGCTCAAAGTCTAGAACAAAAGTTTGCTGCATCTACCCGTAAGCTGGAACTAATGCAGGGGGGTATGGGTGCTGGCCTTGCTGGTAGCCAAGTAAGCATGGAGCAGCAGATTGCTCAAGTAGTAGCAGCAGAGCGTGCTGTAGCCTCTCAGGGTATGAACCCTATGCAGCTACAGAAATACATGGGAGAGTATGAAGCCGCCTTGCTCAAGAGGCTGCAAGGCTACATGACTGAGCAAGAGGCTATAGCAGAGCTTCAGAAGATTAAAAAGGCTCAGGTCGAAGAGCAGATGACTGATGAAGAACTTCTTCAGCAGCGTATCAACGAAAGGTTAGCCTCTCTTGAGTCAGAGGCCCTTATGCGGAGAAGCCTTATTGGTCTCTCTCAGGAAGAGGCAAATCTAGTAAAGACCGAGTACGAGCTAGAAAAAGCCTTTGGAGAAGACCGCAGGAACTTTAATGCTCAGCAAGAAGCTCAATTCCAGTCGATCCTTGAGTTGCGCAGGCAGAATATAGCAAAGATACAAGAACAAAAAGAGGCCGAAGAAGCCCTTAAAGCGTCTCAGAAAATAGATGAAGTCTTAAGTACGACTGAAAAACAGGTTACTCTGGACACTAAACTTCTGTCTCTTGCGAAAGAAGAGGCAGAGCTTACTCAGTTTATCTACGACCTAGAGACCAAACTTGGGGCAACTCGCTCTGAGTTAAGTGCCGAACAACAGGCTCAGTATGACGCCATCATTGCGGCTAAGGAAGCATACATCCTTAAGACAATGGAACAAAAAGAGGCAGAAGAAGAGCTTAAGGAAAGCAACAGGACTTTAAAGAAGCAGTGGGAAGAGTACAACAAGGTACAACAAAAAGCTGCTGACATAGCTGGTGTACTGGCTAAAGAGACAGTAGGCGCACTGAAGAGTGTTGTAAACGGCACTAAGACTGCCTCTGAAGCCTTCCGAGATATGGCCTTAAACATCATCCAACAGATCATGGATATTGTTATTTGGCAACCACTGATCCAGAGCATCACTAGCTCTCTGTCCGGTTCCTTTATGGGAGGTATGCCAGTTCCCGGTCAACGAGGTGGTGGAGGGGGCTTTAACATAACCTCTATGATTGGTGGGTTGTTTGGGGGAGGGGCCTCTCTGGGTGCTTTGTACGCCAAAGGTGGTGCCTTTAATGCAGGTAACGTCATCCCATTTGCCAACGGTGGTATCGTAGGCTCCCCTACTATGTTTGGTATGTCCGGTGGTCGCACTGGTCTTATGGGTGAGGCTGGTCCAGAGGCTATCATGCCACTGAAGCGAGGCCCTGATGGTAAGCTGGGTGTAGAGGGTGGTGGCAACGTAACAGTACACCAGACTTTCAACTTCTCTGCTAACGGTGATGAGTCCGTCAAGAAGATTATTGCACAGGCTGCACCACGGATCGCCAAGATGACTGAGGCACAGATTATTAATTCCCGTCAGAGAGGCGGACAGATGCGAAGGGCCTTTGGCTAATGGCTATTACCTACCCCTTATCCCTTCCCACTACAATCGGTATTGGTGAGATTGAGCTACGAGCCAACAACGTAGTTGGTGTAAGCCAGTCACCCTTTACCTACAAGCAACAGGTAGTCCAGCATCAGGGTCAGCGTTGGGAGGCATCAGTAAGCATCCCTCCTGTACGCAAAGACCTTGCTGAAGAGTGGATTGCCTTCCTTATTTCCCTCAAGGGGCCTGTAGGCACTTTCTATCTGGGAGACCCTAACATGGCTACCCCAAGGGGAACTGCTGCTACGGCTGTAGTAACCGTGAATACAGCTACCACTGCGGGTGCAGAGACTGTTAGTCTCACTAAAGGCGCTGGCTCACAGAGAGACGGCTTTTTCCTACCGGGGGATTACGTCCAGATTGGTGATAGCTCCACCCTAGTCACTGCTGGCAGCTTTACCACAGGAAAGAGCTACCGCATTGTTTCTACAGGGGACACTGACTTTACTGCTATCGGTAGTTCTTCGGATTCTGTAGGCACAGTCTTCACGGCCTCTGGTGCAGGTTCTGGTACAGGCACGGCTAGGGAAGTGCAGTCACTACACAAAGTCTTGACTGCTGTGGACATGAACACTTCGGGCCTTGGGACTGCTGACATCTGGCCTCATATCAGGCACCCTATGGCTGCTGGTACTTCTGTGACTTACCTGTCTGCCAAGGGTCTTTTTCGTCTTAGCTCTCCGATGACTTCTTGGTCTATTAACAATGCCAGCACGTATGGCATATCATTTGATGCTGTAGAAGTTATTTAAGGGAAATAAATGACAACCATCACTCATAAGAAGGGTGACACCCTTGAGTTTTACCCTCTAGCTAAAAGCTACTGATACACAAAGGAACAAAACAATGAAATTCGTTGATCCAGCAGGAACCTACAACAACTACACCTCACGGATTATTGAGCCTAAGCGGTATGTTAATATCCCCGGTGGTAGTAACCGTGCAGTAATTCAAGTTAAGATTACCTCTGGTGATGTCAAGCTTTTCGCTGACGCTAGTGGTGATGATGCTAACTTTATCTTGGCTCATACTTTTACTGAGAGCAGTGTTGATGAGGTTGTAGTAACCCCTCGTATGCGCATTGTAGCTACAGGTGAGGCAGAAGTCTGGCTGGGAGTCTAACCCATGAGTAGCGGACTCTATAATGAGGGCCTCTTCAGAGAGGGGCTA